TGACCCAGAATTTATATCCTCAATATTATTTACATTTCCATTTGTAGTTTCTCTATAATTAAATCTTGCTCCATTAGGTATTGGTCCATTAGCACTAACAGTTGCCATCCAAGCACCATCATTGGGATTCACATCAGCATTAAATCTTACTTGAACCATTTGTGTTGAAGCATCTTGTTGTGGATAAGGGCGAAGGTCCCATGCAATATCTAAACTTGTTCCAGTAGTTGCATATGTAATTCCAGTTCCTGTGCTCCAAGTTGTCCAGTCCCAGCCAGCAATAGATACGGATGGTGCACTTGGAGTAGAATAATAATTAGGACCTTCGTTAACACCAAATGTTATGGTTGCATTAGACCCAACAAATACATTGTTATATAAAGTTCCACCCATTTGCATTCCGAATGGAAGATTCATTTTAACGCCAGCATCGTCTACGCCAGCAAGAACATTAGTGCTAGTTCCAATGGTGGCTTGTAAATTATTTACTGCTGTTTGAGCATTATCAATTGCAATGTTGGCTTGAGTTAGTTCGGTTTGTGCGGTGGCTTGTGCTGTTGTTGCTGTTGTTTTTGCTGCAACGGCTTCAGATATTTGTACCTGTGCAGTTAATGTGTCAATATTATTTATGGAGGTTTGTGCTGTTGTAATTGTATTTTTTGCATCTATAACTATTTGAGAACTTTGATCTATTGGTGTAACAGATAAATCTACAGAACTAATTGTGGCTGTTGCTGTGTCTACTAAGGCTACATTTGATTGTGCTACTGCTATTGTGGCTGTTACTGTATCTACCGCTGCCTGAGCCTCTACTCTTTCAGAAACTGCTACGGCTATGGTGGCAGTGGCAGTATCTGTGGCTGTAATAGCCTGTTGAACCTCTGTAGTGGCTGTTGCAAGGGCTGTATTAACTGCTTGTTGAGCGGGACTTACAACAACTTGTTCTTGATTTTCTGTAGCATGGGCACGATCAGGAGCCATTATCCCAAAAATTGTTAAACACAACCCTACCCCAAAGGCTAATACTAGTCTTCGTTTAAGGTTAGTCAATTATAAGGCTCTCCAATGTGTAATTATATTAGTAATTATACCATTTTTATGCAATAAAAAAGAGGGTAGAAATTAATCTACCCTCAATTTTTATAAGGAGTTGTTAAGCCTTAACCTTTTTCTGAATCTTTAATACAAGATTAGTCAAGGTTGTGATTAATGTCTTAAGTTGTGCAACGGTTACAGTTAATGCAGCCACAGCAGCAAGTGCTTGTGATGCTGAATCAGTTACTGTTGCAGATGCTGACACCTTTACTTGACCTGCTGCTGGTAAATCAGTTCCACCAGTTGCGCTGATAGTAACTGCTCCTGCAGATAATGGCATATAAACTTTGTAAGTTTTTACACCATTTGCGTCAGTTGTAATAGATGTTGCAGTAATGGTATCGCTTGATCCACCAAAGGAATAACTTGTAGTAATTCCTGTAGAAGCAAGTAGGCTAGCATATGTCTTTCCAGACAATACGGCACCTGTTGCATCAACTGGTGAAAGAGTAATTGTGGCTTGCTCTCCTGCTACATAGTTTGCTTTATCAAAAGCCAACTTAATAGAAGCAACGGCAGCCTCTACACGCACAGTAACTGTGTCTGCAGAGATTGTTCCACTCTTTACTACTACACCTACTGAACCAGTCTTAACACCAGCCAAAGAAAACAACGCTGCACCATTAGAGATAGAAGCAGTTGTTGCTGAGTTGCTGATTACTGTAAGATCATTTGAAGTAACTGTTAGTGTTCCTGCTCCTACAACTACGCCAGCAGCATCATATGCTACGGCAGAAATTGCGTCTGCGTTAGAACCTACAGCAATTGCTGGCTTCTTTACAGTTGTAACAACTTTGGCAATGTCACCATAAAATGTTACTTTCTCTGTTGCTAATAATGCTCCAGACTGTGAAGTAAGTGTAATTGTTCCTACTCCAGATGTTCCATCAGAGAATACTCCAATGTAGTTTCCTGCAGGTACAACTAATGATCTACCAAGACCGTTAATTGTTGTATGGTTTGTACCATACCCCAACATACCCGCTCCTGAAATTGTTGCTGTAACAGATTCTGAAGCAGAAGCATTAACAGCATTCTTTTGAGTTAAAACAATAACTGCTGCTGCATCAGATGAGACTGTCTTTGAAGCATATACAGTAGCATCTGTTGTTGCTGAAATTGTTTCTCCAGTATTAATAAAAGATGTTGTATAAGCAGTTGATGCCTTAAGGTCTGGAGCGGTAACAGTAACTGTCCATGTAATGGCAGCAGATGTAACTGAACCAGATGCGCTAGTCAATGTAGGAATAAATCTAACTACATATGATCCAGCGACGGTAGGCACATAAAATGATGATGTCAACTTTGCAGTAACATAACCAGAAGTATTAGTTGCTGGAGATACTGCTGCTGTTTTTGTGTCTGCTGATAGTGCCACTGTTGCGCTAGATGTTTCTGTAACGGCAAACTGTGGAACGCTAGCAGTAGATGGGGCAGATAGTACTGCAGATATTACCGAAACGGTATCTCCAATACTTGTTCCCAAAAATGATACTGATACTACTGCTGTTGCAGTCTCACCAGGATTAATTGTATCTGCTACGGCATCAATGGTGACAACGTCAGCATATACTGTAGCCTGTGTCGGAAGTGCCGACATCACGCCAAGTGTCAAGGCTGCAGCCAAGACTGTGGCAAGTTTCTTAAATGAATTCATTATTCTCCTTGTTAGTTTATATTAAGTTTAAATTATCTAGAAAATCCTTAACATCGTTAGGCATTTCCCGATTATCTAATTCTACCATACGTTGCTGTTTTTCTGCAAGTCGAGTTGCAGAACTCCAGGTATGGACCTCAATTTCTGTATTATTATTCTTTGGGGTATGAGATATTGCCCCAAATACCGCTCCGCAGACCGCATCCGCTAAGTCCTTGGATTTTTTACGAGGGTGATCTACTTTGTTGCCCTTCATAATTTTTAATTCTGACATTTCTTCCAACAATAATGGAATCATAGGAATTGCTACTCGCTCTTCATAAATCATCATTGCTAAATCTTCATAATGTTTTTTGGCAACTGAAACAGTTTCTGTTCTAATACCAACAGCCTGTAGTTCATTTTGAATATCAAATGATTGCCAGCGGTCAAAAGAAACCATGCCAATATTAAATCCTTCTCTGCGTAAATTAATTATCCATTGTTTTACTTCAGATAAATTAACTGGACCTTCTGATCTTGGTTCCCACCACACAACAGCGTCAACAACAACTATAGGGGCTACCTGCTCATAATCTTTAATAACTTGAATGTTAACCCATTTATCAACATGTGCAATAGCAACAGCACACTTGTCATGTTTTTGTGCAAGGTCAGCATGGATATAATACATTTTTTCTGGATCTGGTTTAAATGTTTCTTCAAACCTTTTAAACGAATCTATTGGATTTCTTGTATTCATACATTTTTCTAACTTTTCTTTTTGTTTAAAGAAGGCATCTGAGGCATACGTTGGGACACATGCAAAACGCATCATAGCATCACCAAGGTCTGTATAAAATGCTAGTTTAAAATCATCTATCTTTCTTGTTGGATTTACTTCCCATGTAGGTCTTTTAAATGCTAATACCCTTGGAACTTTGTAGGAAATAATTTGATCTTCTTCCCATGTAATTTCAAATTGATTGTTTGGGTCATTATGTGGTAAGTCTTCATTCATAATAAAAGTATGTTTTTTTTCTATTGATTCTTTTTCCATAATTACATCTTCATACCGTTTTGAAATAAAGTCACCTTGATAACGAGGGAATGAAAGAAGAACAACCTTACCAAGATCTGGAAAACGAGAGTCTACCGATCCACGAAATGCTTTATAAATATTTTCTGCAGTCTTACCTTGTTCATTACCAGTTCCAACCTCAGAAGCAAATCCAGAAATTTCATCAAGTACTGCAAGCAACAAGTTTAAACCTTCATGAGATTCTCTTTCTGAGTGCCCAGAGTAGACAGTGATTGATTTATCAAACTCAACACTATCAGCCTTAGCATTATACTTACCTGCAAACCAAGGAGATTTTTCAATTTTTGTTTTAAAACCTTTAAAGAAAACGTTCTTAGCCTGTTGTGCGTTAATGGCAACGTTAATTAAATCTATCGCATCCCCGCTTGGTTTTCCGAAGTATCTTGCGGGGTCTTTGAGACAAAGTAACTTATAAACAATGTAAGCACAAGCAACAGTGGAAGTAAAATCTTTACCGCTACCCTTCCCCAACTGTAATATGATTTCGTTTTTTGTATATTTGTCATAGTATCTAGCCCCTTCTACAGACCCATAAAGTTCTTGTAAATCTTCTTTCTTGTATATCTGACTCATTGCTTCAACTATGTCATACTGGATTGCTGACAAGGTTGGTTGACCAAGATAGTCAGATGACTCAACAAATGTTTTAACATCTACTGGTTTTTCATCAAACTGATTTTCTTTTAGTACATCTAAAAAATCATTAAACATCTTGGACAATCGTAATCACTTCGCCTTCTTTTGCAATTTGTGAAAGTCTGTGCATAATTAAATCACGAACTTCTGGATGCGTAGAAGCAATCTCTCTAAGTATTTCAACAAGGACTTCTTGTCGTCTTTCAATTTGAACCATCTCTTCGGCAAGTTCTTTATTTTCTAACAAACCAGCCTTTTGAAGCATTTCAATTCTAGATTTTTCAATATCCATAACAAGTTTGATAGCCTGAGTCTTTGCACTAAGGTTATTTGTCATACTTGATTCATCAATAACCTCATAAGCCTTTGTAATAAGTTTGCTATAGTGTGTGTCTGCTCCAGCAAGGGCTTCTTTAGCCCGTGCACGAATTGCATCATTAGCAGATGCCATAACTTTCCACTCATTAATTAATGCAACAACACGAGTTCTAGGCATGTCTAGTTCTTTAGATATTTTTGTTGGGTCTTGACCCTTTAAATATTCTGTAACTACTTTGTTTACTTCATCTAAATGTTGAACCAATTCTGTTTCAGTTGACATGATATTTTCCTTCTAAACGATTAATCTCATCTTTAATATAAAAAATTGCTTTTTCTAAATCTTGGATTGTTTTTTGTTCATCTTTAAGTCCTGCTCTCCACAAATACTTAAAGGCATTTCCAATATTAAAATTGCGGTGACGTGTAATTTGTATACACTCAACCCCACTAGGATCAGTCGTGTAGTGTAAAGGATGGTTGACTTGATCAACCGTAATGTTTAAATTATTACTCATCGTTTTGATTTCCTTAATCCAAATTTTGCAAGGTATACATAGATTGTTTCTATGCTTGCCCCACACTCCTTGGCAATGTCTTGTGGAGATTTTTTATCTATAAGATATCTCTTACGAAGCCAAACCTCGCTTGTATATAGTTTACCAGTCATAAGATTATTTGTCAACCTCAGTCTCATTAATATCATAATTAAACCTATCACTGTCTTCTAAGGTCCACTTGTCTTGATTTTCTACGTCCCACTTATAATCATTAATTATTCTATCTATGACATAGTCCTTTTTTAAAGTAAAAGAAGGTTCGTATATGCGAACTCTGTTGTTAGGTTGAATAGCAAAGTTTCCATCATCTCTTTGTATTACATGTCCACATTTATGTTCAGAAGGACTCTCAGAGTATCCATCATCTATTACGTTGTTATCTGGGTTATGCCAATCAAGAGTAAACAAGTAAGTACCTTTATGCATTGTTTTTGTTCTATCGATGTATGACATTCTAAGGTTTGTAAGGTTTTCAAATTTAGTCACAGATATGTGATGACTAAAAGCGTTCCATAAAACTAAATTGTGTAAGTCTATTTCAGGAACTCCAGGTTTTGTACAAAATGCACTAATTGGTAATCTCCACCACAACCCACCATCTTCCATCATTATGTGAAATAAAGGGCTTCTGCTTTTTATACTAGCAACACCAAATATAACACATGGAAAATACTTATCATGACTATCTAACTGATTCCTTAAATAGTTTCCACGCACATAACATTCTATGGGAGGTATGTTTGCATTTAACTCTGGCATTATTCTATTCCTCCTACTGCTTTATTCCAATTATTAATAGCCCAGTGACCGATACCACAAGCGTCAGCAACGTCATTATCGTTAATGATTTTATCATAGTTGATTTCAATTAATTTCATTGTCCTTTCTTTTCTTATCTGCCGTTCAAATGTTTTATACCAAGAGATTGATTTTCCAGGATTTTTTAATCTAATTTCTAGTTGTTCTTCTTTACTTAATTTTTTATTTCCTAAATAGTTTTGCCAGGTAATTGGGGCTACGGTTCCTATTTGTTTTGTTCCAGTTAGCCCTGCTGCACCAAGCAGTGCACCTTGAACCAATGCAAGATCTGCAGCAGTCTTAGGACTATTCATAAAGACTGTGTGTTCAATTACTATTGCTTCAAATCCACCAGAGTATTCAAAAAATGCTTTTGTTTTAGCACAAGCGTCCATTACTTTTTCATAATTAGTATTACCTTCAAATTTTATTTTTCCAATAGTCCCAAGTTTTTTATTTTCAAATAACGCAAAAGCAAGACTGTTAGTACTAGCATCAATGGCACATATTTTATTTGGTTCCACTGCTGCACCCCATTTAGTCTTGTTCATAATCAAAAAATCCCTTTATTTGTTTTAACATTTTATCAACATTTTTTTTACTTACATTACAATTTGAACAAAATCCAGAGTCGTTATAAATTGATAGGTCTACGCCACAACCACCAAGGCATCTTCTTACCTTGCCAATTCTTTTTTGTCTACGAGTTATGTGGTAGCGTTGCACAATTTTATCTTTTGTTGCAATGTCTCTACACTCAATCCCGCAGTAAATTTGATAACTTACTTTGGGATTAAATGCCTTATCACATCGATCACATAGTTTCACTTAATTCCTCAAGAGGTTTAATTTTTAAAACCCCTACTTCTGCCTCTGCACAGGCTTTTTGGATAGGACAAACTTTACAAATTTTTGAGTTTGCTCTATATGTTTTTACTGGAATATCTCTATCTGTCCAAGCCTTGCGAACTTGTTTCATCCAGTCAAAAGCGTAATTAACCCAGTTACGATATTCATCATTTACTAATACTGGCAAAGTTAATAATTCATGATTATTTTTATTTTCATAAATTAAAACACCTTTATCTTTTTTTAATACCTTCATATACATTAGTAATTGCATAAGGTGTTTGCCTTTTGCTTTTCTATTTGCTTTTTTATATTCAAATCCATCGTTTGGCATTGTTTTAATTTCACCAAGAATTGATTCACCTTTATAGTCAAGCATTACATCTCCATAGCCAAAGATAGGAGGATCATCTACCTTAACTGTAAACTCTAATGCTGGATGTTTTTGTTTGCCATATTTACGCTCTGTTTCAAACTCCATATTTTTATCTAAGATATCTGCTTTAATCATTGCATCTTGAATTCGATCATGGCTTAAAGAACCACTTGTCCTATTTGCTACACCATATGGGTCAGCATTATCATAAAACACTGCGCCATCAAAAGCAAGATACCAAAACCTTGCACACTCTCCAGCACCATAAGTAAGTGTTGATGGAGAAAAAGAATATTTCTTAGTAAACTTTGGTTTAATATCTGCTACATATCCTTGTTGAATAGCGTCTACTAATCCTTCTGTATACCCAATATCTTCGTTATGTTTTGGTTCATCTGTTTTAATCATAATTTGTTTTAGTAAGTTTTTACTCATTTTTATCCTTTGTTTATATAAGTATACCAGGTTAGCGTATTATGTATTTAAGTGCTGACACTAAGTTGTTAATTGATTCTGCTGCCGTGAAATATATGTTTTTCTTTGCCCTATCGCCTTTATCTACATTAGCCATCCAGGTTGCCTTGAATGACATCTTTGCTGCAATTGCCTGAAGTCTTACAATTTCAACAGTAGCAACATTAAACGGAACATCTGGTTTAATGATTAATTTAGCAATCATTGTTAAGGCGGTTGTTAACTCTTCGTCATTCATATAGTCAGCAATCTCAGTCAAACCATTGACCATATCTATAGTTGTTCCTGTTTGTTTAACTTGCTCTATCATTTTACTTACCCTCCGTTAGTTGTTCTAAAAGATCCATTTCAATTATAGCAAGCCTTACCTTTGTATTACCTTCTCCAAGTATTACAACAATTGCTGGAGACTTATCAATCCCCGACTTTATTGAATCAGTAACAGCCTTAGCCCATACATCTTTATTTAATGTAAAAGATTTTCCAACTTCTTTAAAATCAACTATAAAATTTCTCCAAGTTGCATCGCCTTTTTTATTATTACGACCAGAGTTTTTATGTTGTTTAGCCCCAATTCTTTTAGACTCGCTTTTTTCACTCATTAGCAAAGTCTTTCTTTTTTCTTTTTGGTGGAATTAACCCAACTTTAGATATATGTTTTTTAGAACACATCCAGGTTGCATCACCAGTTTCTCTCCAATACCTTAAAGAATTAACTTCTTCTTGACAAGTTTTGCATGGAAACTTGCCTGGATATATTGTAAAATTGTTAGACATTACTTAGTTTAGTCCTTAATTGTTGTTGTAAGTCTAAATCTTCTTTTATTCTATTAATAATTCCTTCTCTTCCTTGTACCTTTGTACCGTCATCTAATTGATACCAGGCTCCAGTTCTTTTTAATAGACCAACTGACTCAGCCGTATCAACAAGATCACCAATAGCGTCAATGCCAATATTATCTCCACGGAAATAGAAATCGTATTCCCCAGATTGGAATCCAGGAGACGTTTTAGAAAATTGTAACTCCCAACGAATCTTTCTACCAATCTTTTCTTCAATGAGTTTATCGCCAACCTTAATCTTACCTTTGATAGCCTGATTGTCGGACTCAGAGGAAAATAACTTGATAACACAAGATGAATAGAATTTAGTAGCCTGCCCACCAGAAGGCTGCTGGCTAGTATACATAGCACTAATATTGTTACGGCTTTGACTAATAAGAACCAAAAGAGTTGGCTTAACTTTATTATTTGCATAATTAAGCATTTTCCAAGCGTTACTAAAATCACGAGACTCCGCTCCAATCTGTTTTGTATTTTCTAAAGCCTTCATTTCATCTGTATCTTTTTCAAAATATATAGCAGGAAGCATAGAAGTAATAGAGTCAATGACAATTAAATCCACTCCAGCATTTATAAGTCCAACACCAACATCTACCATATCGCTAATAGTTCTTGCTTGAGAGTAAATTAATTTTGTTGGATCAACCCCTAATTTCTTTGCCCAATCCTCAGAGTATGACATTTCAGAATCAATCCATGCACAAACTTTGCCTTCTGCTTGCGCCAAAGCAATCATCTGTAAACACATAGATGACTTAGCCGATGACTTACTTCCCCATACCAGGACTTGTCTACCGTATGGTAGTCCACCGCCTAGGGCACGGTTTAATCCAAAACTTGGTGTTGGTTGATAATCAAAACTAATACCTTCGCCAGTTCCAAGTCGTTTTCTAAGTCTTGGATCTAATTGAGATAATACATCTTCTACACTAACTGACATTTACATCCTCCATTATAACGGTTCCATCTTTGGTTTTACCAAAACTAAATTTATACGATTTACCTTCTTCAATATGCATATATGCTTTAGGAAATGCAGTAGGAAATACTGTAACAGAGTGTAAGTCTCTAGCCGTATCTGCTAAAGTTAAAGAAGCCATTTTCTTTCCAGCCTTTGTAATTCTTGGTTTAAAAGAAACTACAAACATTTCTTCTTCACTATATGGTAATTGTTTGTAACCTAAAAACTTAACAAGTGCATTTGAAGATTCTTTTATTTCATCAACAGGAATTGCAGAGACAATCCGATTATCATTAGCAAGAACCAAATAAGTACGACCCGTCTCAATAGTCGTTGCTTCTTCATCAAATATACCAACACTCCCAGTTTTGTCAAGAATTTCAATTCGTGACCATCCCTTTCCTCGTTTAATTGTTTTAACCATACCCATTAAAATGTATGATCCCTTTTCTTCAAATGAATCAACGTCTTGAATAAATGCATAATAGTGTGAGGGAATTGTTATGTTAAACTCTGGTAAATTTAAGTATTCATAAATATTTTCTTTAATCTCACTATCGTTTCTTTCATTATCGGCAAAGGTTGCTGCACCAATAAGTCTAAGAGCGTTAAGCGCTCTACTGTTTACGCCATTACCTTTTGTAAAGGTAAATTCTTCAAGTTCTTTGTATGTTTTAAATGGACGAGCAGCAATATATTTTTCAGCAATGTTATTAGAAATAAACTTAATTCCTGTTAGCCCAAACCTTATGCCCTTACCTTCAATTTTAAAATCAAGATCTGAATCATTTATATGAGGTAGTTTAACTGATATGCCCATACGTTTTGCTTCAATTAGATATTCTGTTCTACCGTCTTTATCCTTCTCATTTTTAAGAAGGGCAAACATAAACTCAAGTGGATAGTAGTATTTTAACCACGCCGTCCAATACGAGAGCGTAGAGTAAGCAACCGCATGAGACTTGTTGAACGAGTATCCCGCATGCGCCTCAAAGTCATGCCATAGATCACGAGCCTGATTGGGAGCAATATAGGCAGAAGCGCCAGTAATAAAACGTTCTTTATAAATATCGAACTCTTTTGCATCTTTCTTCTTTCCAATAATTTTACGTACCTTGTCAGCATCAGACATTGACATTCCACCTAGGTGAACACAAGCCTGCATAACTTGCTCTTGATACAGGATACACCCATATGTATCATCTGTGAATTCTTTCATAATTTGGTGGGTATAGGAAACATTCTGCTTACCATGCTTACGAGCAATATAGTCTTTACCAATAGTATTCATAGCACCTGGACGAACTAAAGCATTTGATGCTGCCAACTCATTAAAGTTCTTTACTCCCATTTTTACTAAGAGGTTTGTATATGGTGTTGCTTCACACTGGAATACACCTTTTGTATACCCGTCTGAAAGCATCTCATATACTTTGGGATCTGCCATATCAATTGATAAAAGATCGATGTCTTTGTAGTGATTTTGTTTAATCATATCAATAGCATCTTTTACTACGCTTAAAGTTTTAAGACCTAATGCGTCAATTTTAATAAGACCAATCTTTTCAGCCTCTTCCATATCAACACCAACCACAGGAATGCGATCATCGGATCCAGGAGAAGAGCGAGTTTCCAATGGCGCATACCTAAATATTGGATCCTTACTAGTAACCACACCAGCAGCATGAATGCCAGTACCTCTAATACGACCACGTAATTGTTCTCCATAAATCTCCACCTCTGGATATTTTTCTCTAAACCACAGTGTAGTTTTAGAGGTACAATATTCATCCCAAGTATCGACTAACTTTAATACTTTGTTAACATCTGTTAATGGTATATCTAAAACTCGTGCAACATCTCTTACAACACCTTTATCTTTAAACTCAAGGAATGTAGCAATAGATGCTACGTGTCTATACTGTCTAACTAAATAATCTTTTACTTCATCACGACGAGTATCTTGAATGTCCGTATCGATATCAGGAAAGTCGTTACGTTCTGGATTAATAAAACGGAAAAACAAAAGACCATGTTCTATTGGATCAATTGTTGTAATACCAAGTAAATAACAAACTAAAGAACCAGCAGATGATCCACGACCTGGACCAACTAAAACACCTTCTTTCTTAGCCCAATTAATCATATTGCTTACTACAAGAAAATATGGTGCAAATTTTTTATTACGAATAATTTCTAACTCTTCGTCAAGTCTTTGTTCATAAATATCATTTCCAAGCCAGTTGTCGGTAAGCCGATATTTTTCAAGTCCTGCAAACGCTAAGTTTGCTAACTCTTGATCTGGGTTTTTATATTGAACTGGTAAAAGATTTAGCCCATCTTTAATGTCATAGTCTTCTACTGTATCTGCTAAAAGTATTGTGTTTGAGTATATGTCTGGTCGATCAATACCCTGCAGTTCCATTGCTGCCTTAATTTCTTCATAAGATAATAGATGGATATCAAATTTATTAAATGTTATTTGGCGGTCTTCTCCGTATAAATAGTCAAGTCTTTCCATCATATCTGTTTTCTTTTTAGACTTTTCGTATGTTGCTTCTTTGTTTATTTTTCCATGTGTATTTAAAATTAACTTAAATTCTTGTATTTCTTTTTGCAATGTATCTGAATGATGACAGTCTGGTGTAACAACAACCTTTATATCAAACTCATCAGCAAGTTCAATAAGATATTTATTTATTTCTGGTGTGTTGTGTGGCATAACCTCAATATAGTAATCGCTACCAAAGTTATCTTTAAACCAGTTAATGTTCTTTTTAGCAATTGCAAACTCTTGCTCTTCCAGTGCTTTAACAATAACGCTACTAGGACAAGCAGAGGTTACAATAATTCCTTCTTTATACTTTTTAAGAATCTCAAAGTCAAACCTTGGTTTTTTAAAAAACCCATCTGTCCATGCAATTTCACTAATCTTGTTAAGGTTTTCCAAACCTTTTTGGTTCTTGGCTAGAAGGACAATGTGGTTATAGACAAGATCTTGTTGACCTTCTCTTTCAGACTTATCTCTTTTATCAGATATATCTGCACACATGTATCCTTCTAAACCAAGGATTGGCTTAATACCCTTTTCTTTTGCAGCACGATACAACTCTCTGTGACCAGAAAGTGTACCGTGATCTGTAATTGCAAGAGCGTTCATACCCAACTTGCTAGCACGGTCTACATACTCTTGTGGAGTTGCTATGCCGTCAAATAGGGAGTAGTGAGTATGAACATGTAAGCCTACATAGTTCATCTATTACCAGTCTACGTTGGTAGCAGATGAAGTTGTTGGACCGTCAAAGCCTAAGTAGAATGCTTCTTGTTCAGCATAAGGAATTTTCTTTAATGCTAACTCAAGAGGATAAGGCTTAAATGCTGACCAGTCAAATGGTTCTGTATCTGGTGCACCTGGAATGGTTGTGTAACTTGTTTCAGTACCCTGACCATTTCGCTTTACTTTCCAGACTACGTTTGAGATGCTACCTGTTTCAAGTGCATACTCACGAATTGTATTAAATGCTGATTGCTTGCTAACACCCATTGACCAAATAGCCACATACGGTGCTTCAATGCCATCGTCGACTAAAACATTGCAATAGAAACGAAGACGTGCTCTCCAGCCAGCCTTTACATCTTTGCGATGCATTTCTTCTGCCCAGTCACGACCTTCTGATTCCATTGTGTCTACAGCCTTGCGCTTGTAGTCTTTTGGATTTGTATGTTCCTTAACGACTAGAGCAAGACCACGGTCTGCATTATAATTTGCAGAGTCTTCATCTAGTTCTTCAATGAAACGGATTTTTACTGCTTGTCCATCGGCAATTTTTAACCATCTTACCTTTGGAGAGTTTTCATCATATTTTGGTTTTTCGAGCAGGGCATTTATATTTTTTAGTCCCTTTACTACGCTCATATATTCTCCTTCGTTTGTTATATTAGTTTAACATAGTTGATATAGATTTGTCAAATTGAAACTCTATGCTTCGAATTGCCTCATCATCCATATCGCCTATATCTTTATATTTTTTATCTATGTTTATTACGGTCACTAATGAGCCAAGTTTTTCAATTAACTTATCTTTCATTATTGAACCAGCCTCGTCATTGTCTGCAACAAGAACAACATTGTTGAAGTATTTTGCTAACAGTTTGATCTGTGATGCAGATACGTTAGCCCCCAGAGTTGCCACTGCTGGGAATCCTACTTGGTCTAGCCTTATAGCATCAAAAGATGATTCAACTACATACACAATACTGGATGCTTTAATCCTGTGTAAGTTAAACAATATTTTACCTTTTGGAAGTCCTGGAGTATTTTTAAACTCTTTACCTTCTACAGATCGACCAACAAAGCCAAGTGTTAATCCATCTGGAGAGTGAACTGGTATAGTCAACATATCTTGTTTTTCTGAATAGCCAAGTCCAAATTTTTTAACTGAATCTTCTGTTATGTATCTTCCAGCATAATATCTCATTGCTCTTGGAGACTCTAGAGCCTGATTATTTAATCTTTTAATTAACACCTCGTCATACTGAACAAAATCTGGTGGAGCATACATTGCTTTATTAATTACACTCTCAATATTAGTTTCTGTTTGTTTGCTTTTTATATACCGTGCTGCTTCAAAATAAGTTCTACCAGTTACAAACATGATAAATTCTTCAAGGTTTTTAGTTGTTTGACATCCAAAACAAAAAAACAATCCACTATCTTTTGCAACTTCGGCAGCAGGAGTTCTAGTGTTATTATGATATGGACAATAGATTATGTAATCATTGCCAAACTCTGCTTCAACATCAATACCTGCACCACTAAGCACTCTTTGTATTTGTTCTTTACTATAAATGTTATTTACCATCTTCGTAATCCTTATATCTGTAATAACCTTTGTCAAAATCTACTTGTACTAAAAAGTCTCCCATAAAACCGTTACGATTTTTTCTAAATACACATTCAATAATATCACTGTTTGTAGCACGACCTAATGCCATAACCCAGTCAGCATCGTAAGCAATTTGTCTAGACCATGCAGTCTGACCAAGTGTTGGTGCGCTGCTTAAATCTTTTACATCGTCAGGCGTAGCAGATGAAATAGCAATAATTGGAACCTCTTCTGATATAGCCATTAACTTTAATTCACGAGAAAGGTTTTTCATTCTAACTGTCTCATTCTCAGATTTTTGGTTTGGAGCCATAAGTTGTAAATAGTCTACAATTATAAAGTCTGGTTTATACTGATCAATCTTTCCACGAATAACAGATGGGCTTACTTCTCCACCACTATCATTAGATATAATATGAAACTCTGGTTTGCCTTCTATTTTATTTTTATGCCAATTCTTTAACATATCAATTTCAACTTCACCATTGCTAAGTTTGCGATGAGACCAAAGACCTTCACCCATAATAGCAAACACACGATTACGAACTTCTGTCTCAGACATTTCTAAAGAAATAACTAATGGAGACTTACCTTGTTTCCATGCTTGGACTGCAAAGTAAAGTGCTAGCCATGATTTACCAATTCCAGGATAAGCCAAAAAGACACCTAGTTGTCCTGGCATAATTCCAGAAGGTAGGTAGTTATCAAATCCTGGTAAACCTGTTTTAATTCCAATTTGACCAGTCTCTTTTTGTTCTTTAATCTTTTCAAAATATGCAACGGCAGACTCTAGGTCTGTTGCATCAATATCACGTATGGCAGATGTATTCTTTTTTAGTTCAGATGTTTTTGTAATAAGACCATTAAGGGCTTCTGTGCCATTACCAGTTTGAACTTCTCCTGCTGCAGATCTTAAAATATCCTTTAGGCTATCGTTTAAGTATTCAGTCTGTAACTCTTCAAGATGGTGTTTAGTTGCACCAACATTCTCTACTGGCTGGAAGTCTCTAAACTTTTCTACAACCAAAGAGGTTGGAGGAACTACACTATTATTTTCAAAATACAACCTTATAAAATTCCAAACATCATTATGAGTCCTAAGAAGGTTTTCAACATTAGCCTGTAGAAGTACGTGCATTTGTTTGTCTTGTAATAATGCTGAGATAACTCTTGCTTCTGTATTATTCACTGAGCCACCTCCTTGCTAACTTTCTTCGCTCTATTCGTTCTAATGTATCTTTTTCAAAATCTAGTTTACCGTTAATAATCTTTTCTGCATTATATGCAAAGTAATTCCAACTTGGTTCTTGTGCAATACTAAAATAATATTCTAGCAAATCATAACAACCAGAAATACCATAGGACTCTACTAAGGCATCAGCAGACCATTGCTCTACATTTAAATTTAAAGATGGCTTTTGCTCATACTTTGCTGTATGTAACTTGCTGTACCTACTAAGCAAAGCCATGCGGTCTTTGCGTTCAGCCATTAGTCTTTGCTATCAGCCTCTAATTGTGCCTCTTGAATTTTTTCAGTTAGTTTGTCTTCAACAAACTTATAGACTCTATCAAAAGCCTGATCTGAGTTTTCACCATCACGCTTAGAGTCAACAACCCCTAGATCAATTCTTAAAGACTGGAAGTTACCCAGATTAAGTGTATATCCTAGAGTTACTGATACTTTTGTATTATCGTTTTCCATACCCCACCTTTTCTCTATTTTAAATGTTTTCAGACCAGATTGGAATATACCTTCCGTCATCTGTCTTTGTATATGTAAGTATACCTTTTCCCATTCGTCGTGTCAACTCTTGGTTCGTAGGCGTCATATTATTTGTTATTAACCCGTCTTTTCTTGGTTGCCCCATATGTATAGATGCCAGTATATCACGAATCACCTTAACTGCGCTTTCTGAATAGTATGATCTTATTTGCCATCCAGTCCTTCCATTAATGGTAGATCCTACTGGTGGCGGAATAACTCCTTTTTTAATTAATGTTGGCATATACTTTCTATGACGATTAATTAATCTAGCAGTCTCAGCAACCGTATAAGCCTTTTCTCTATTTTTTCTAAAATCAGTTCTTAGGCAAGTTTCAACTCTATCTTTATTAATGTTGTATACAGACACCAAACCAGTAGATCTTGAACTATGGTAAAGCCTTACAAGGTCTCCATTAAGAAACCAAATTTTCTTACTTCCTTTTATTATAGATTCGTTATTGTAAGTTTGGCTCTCGATAATTCCTTTGCCAGTAACCATCTGCCCTCTCCGCTTTCAGTTGGTGGATGATAAAACCTTCTTGATCCACACCGAATACAATACGTTTCCATATGCTGTACGCTTGTATATTGTCTATCAATAAACAAACGACCATTACATTTATTACAAAAAATCATTATGCTGCTATCTTTTAGTTTGGTATGCCAACGGCAATTAAGTTAACAGCCAAAGATAAATTACCAGATGCTCCAAACCTTACAAAGCCGTCTACTTTAGATGTTGTTATTGTTTGTAAAACAACTGTAACATTTTGTCCTGCCTCTGTGTTTCCAATATTTAATGGCGTTGCTGTAACTATTGGTGGAAACTTAAATTCACTTTGAAAAGAATAAGTAAATGCTCTTTCGTTGCCAGCACTAACTGTGCTATTTGTGAAAACTGGTATGTATCCGCCTGCTATTTTTGCATTTGAAGTTTTTATTGTTTCTTTGTTTGACGATCCGTTATCAATAGTTGTAAAATTATAACTTGCAGAAGAGATCTGCGTAGACAGGTCGTTTATTGCTTTGGCTAATTCATAAATGTAAGTAACATCTAATGGTTGCCCACGTTCTGGTAGTGGTATTTTTGACATTTATCCTCCTATTTAATTATACCAAAGAAACTATGCTTGATTCAAATATAGTTAATCCAGCATTTCTTTCTTTGTTAATTCCTTCAACCTGGACTGCAACTCTAACATTTATTGTAGCATTTCCTTTAAGAAACCCATATGTATGTATTGGCGATGTTCCGTGATATTCATAGGTCCCATTATCAAATTTTACAAAAATATCATATTTAGGTCTATTATTTTCATCGCCCCAGACTGCAACTAAACTATTTCCGTTTCTCGAAAGGTTTCCGCTTACAGGCTCAATGGTATTTGCTACTGCTGTAAAGATTGGAGAATAGTGAGAAGTTCTGTTTTTATCATCAGATACAATCCTGTATCTTAAAACATACTCATTGTCGTCATTTACTGGTGGCAATTGACTCTTTGGAATAACTAATTTTTTAATCCCTGCATCAGCCATTACGACACACCAACAGAAAATCTAAATTCAACATAGTTGCTAGTATTAGGAGACTTTATAACAGTTTCTTCATTTTCATTTTTTACAATAGAATACCCCGTTAGTCCATAAAGTGGATTAACTGTTTGAGTATTTTCTAATCTTAAAGCGTCTAATGCAATATAATAGTTATTAGAAGGAACATTAAATTCTCCACTTTCATCTGTAATAACACAGGCATAAATTTTTACTATAGTTGCTATTTCCCAACTAAAATTTTCTGTTTTGTACAAGTCCTGCAATTCTTTTGATATTACAAAATATCTATTAGTCTCAAAATCTGCAATTGAATTTTCTAAATTTCCAGAACTCCCTTGGTCTAGTTCTGCTTCAAACCTTGCATACTGTGTTCCGTCAGGAGAAGAAAATTCAACAAGAATTCTAATTGTTTCAGGTATTGAGGCTGAGTTTCCATCTCTGCTTACTAAAGAAAACGCTAATTTTAATTCATCTTTTGGAGAGTTTCTTGATAGATCAATGTTAGCACCTGTTAATTTTATATGATTTGATCCTGATTCAATTACAAAATGATCAAGGGTTTCATCGCTTTCAGAACTAAGGGTTAAGTCTGCCTGATCACCCCTAATTAAAATTATGTTATTTAAAAACCTACACCTTTCATACCTGTTTGCACGAGATGGATTAAAGAAAATAGTATTATCAGCATTTGTTTTAAACACTGGATCTGCAACAAGAATAATATTGCCATTGCCATTATCAAGCGGTTCGGGAAAAGTTTGAATTGCTGTTGTTGCAGCGCTAGTGGTATACTGCCAACTTTCTGTTGCTGTAAATGCAAAGATTGTTTTACTATCATAAACTCCAGCAGAAGGATTTGATCCAGCAGAGTATAGCCCTATTTCTGATATTTCATATCTTTCTTCTGTTGGTAATTCTGCAGTAAGAACAATTTTATCTGTACCGTTTTCGTTTACAAATCCTCTAGAAGAAATTGGTACCCTAAACATTTCAAAGTCTAAATTCTTTTTTGAAGAAAAATCTTCAGAAGTATCATTGGTATTTAGTGGTGTTGGGCCACACCCAATTGCAATATATGATGCATAGGCTGGGGCCTGTCCAAGCAGGTATTTGCCAATAATACCTTTTCCAGTATTAGTTATCACGATTCGTTCCCGTCAAATTGTATATTATATATTGTACCACTAGTGCTTAGTTCAACCTCAATTTGCTCATCATTGTTTAAGCCTATTGCTTCTATAACTAGATTGCCCTCTTCATCAACATAAATATTCTCTCCATCTAACCCGTTACCAACGTTTGGAAATTTTTGATCAAATCTAATAGAAAATCCAGCAAAATATTTATCTGATGTTTTTTGCAAACCAAGAATATTGTTTGGATTATATGATTGTTGTAAAGATTTAATATTTTTTATTGGTTGATAAGATATGTTTTGTCCATTAATTGTGTCATTTCTTGATATGCTTATTAATTCTTGAGCGCCAATGTCTTCAAAATATAAAGTTGACATTTCACTTATTGAAACATAATCATCTTCAAACAAAATAATATCTGGTGTGGCTGCCTTTATTTGATTAACATTTGAGGCTGATAGTATTTGATTTAAAGTTGTAGGGGTTTGCGGTGTTGCAGATAAACTAATTGACATTTTATACCTCACTTAAATAGATAGTCATATCTGGACCATCTACATTTCTTGAATACTCTATATTGTATACTACAAACCTATCATTTTCTGTAGCAACTAAATCTAAATCATTAGGATTTTTATAATCAATTGTTACAATATCTCCTAGTTGTATTGTTGGTGTAGCAAATATCTTTACGCCTACTGATTTTTTAGGAGTCATAATTTTACTAATAATCCATCCCATTAGGGCTTCTGCATCATCTTGTGTTTGAATATAATCAGTGCTTATGGAAAATTCATTTTTGCCATAAATTAACCTGCTTAATTTAATTTCATCATATTTGTTTTTTTGAACTAATGGAGAATAAGTTAAGGTATTTCCTTTAAATGGTGGGTCTGAAAGATTTCCTTTTTTCTTGAAATATTCGTCTACTGTTAGTTCGTGAGTTGTGTTTTGTGTAAAAGCAATACCTTGAATTCTTAAATAGTTTCCACTTGTTTCATCTAATACTAAAAAATTATCCGTTGAATTAAATATTAAAAACTCAGCACCATACGAGTCTGAGTAAAACCCAGAAACTGTATATGCAAGGTTTTTGTTAATTGGAGGGGCTAGTTTAGAATACAAGGCTGGATATGCACGATCATATCTAATATTAAAATAGGCGCACTCACGCATTATAGATCCAAACTCTTCAAAGTATATGTTATATTTTGGTGGCTGTTGTGCACTTATTCCAGAGAGGTAAGTTGATTGAACAACCCCACTCATTGCGTATTTTCTAAATGATTCATTAGTACCAACCTCTTTATTTTTAAATGCAGAAGATAATGTTTCTGTTGCGGAAGAGTCAAAACTTTCAGAATAATTTCCAGATAAAGCGTAGACGTGTTCAAACATGCATCTTGAAGAACCACGAGAAAATAATGCCATGTTGTTGTATATTGGAAGTGGGTCGGTATCGTCAACAACTTGAATTAACTGATTATTAATATATAGGAAAAACCTTCTAGTATTACCAATGTCTTGATATTCTACCGTTAGATCATATACCGTTGTGTCTTCTTCTGCTGATGCTCTTTGATACCCCGCAAAAGTTCCGCTATCAATATTTATTTGAGTGAGTCCACCGTATAACTTAATTGGAATTGCTTTATCTGATGCGGTTTCTTTTTTAATTTTGTAAAATACAACATTGTTAATAGAAATGTTTGATTGACCTCGTTCATTTAAATTTAAATATGATTCAACATTGTTTTCTGTTAATGCAATAATTTCAAAATAATAGCCATTGTTTGTTTCAGGATTAACTAGCACACCTAGACCTCCAGAACCTCCACCAATGCTGATGTTTTGATTTGGCTGTATTGCACCAAGTTGATAGTAGGGCATGCTTCCAATTGGGGTTTGCCCTCTTACTTCATTGTTTTCTATTTTACCAACAATTCTAACCCTAGTTCCAAATGCTTTAAAAGCACTATTTAAGTTCTTATAAACATAAGAAACAAAATTAATAGGGGTTTCTGTGGTTTTAAATGATGGGCCATTAATAATTAAAGCAGAAGCCTGAACAACTCCAGCCTTAGTTGATGATAATTGATTTACTTCTGTTTCTGTTAAAAAATTTGTAGCATTTGAATTTTTAATAATTCCATTTCTAGATGCTTGTTTTGCTAAGTCATTACTAATTCCTGCAGCACCTACAGATGTTGCGGGTATTGTAGGATTAAGTTCTGTTGTAAATAAATATTGAGACTGCATCTCTATTCCACGAACGTTGTCTTTATCAGACCAATAAGGATTTATTCCTGCAAAATGAGAAGTTATTTGAGTTCCAAATTGACCACGACCGTGTTCATAAACTTCTCCTGCTTGCAACCTTGTTAAAGAACCAATTGACTCGTAATATGGTGTTGAAAAAATACGAATAAGGCCAGTTGGATATATTTTACCGTTAAAAGGAAGGGTTGCAAAATATTTTTGATACTCTTGGTTATTAGAAATGTATACGTTTCCAACTCCAGTAATGCTGTATTGCACGGCATCATATCTTATAATTTCTCCATTTGAATAAAAATACCCCTGATTTCTTGTTAAAAAGTATACATTTTCTCCAATATCAATTGTGTTATTAATAACTGAATTACCAAAAACAGTTGGCAATGCGCTAGATAAATTTGAATTTAATGGCATTGCTGCTAAAATATAATTATCTGATTTAGATACTGATTCATTTATTGTTTTTGTTTCATTAGTTCCAGAAACTTCCCAAAGCAAAGACGGTTTATAGACCCAAGTTTTGTCTTGATCAAGAACATTTGCTTGATTAATAGATCCATAAGATCTTTGAATATATCTTGTTGTATAATTTATTTTGCCATCATTAAATATTGTTTTATCTTCAGCAGTTATTGCAATAATGTTTGGTATATTTGATGTTGTTTGATTTTCAATAATGCCAGAAACTGACTGATTATTGTTTCCAAGCAACTGGATATTTGTACTTCTTTGAGATTCTGTTGGCATTAAATAGTCTTTGCTCATTACAATAAAATTATTATATTCATCAAAAAACATTGATGTTTGTGTTGCTACTGCAAGTTGGTTTAAAACTTCAGCAACATTTTGATCTGGTGCTATAAATAAATAAGGAATTATGGGGTCTTGTTCGTCGATAACTCTCTTAAAAGAATAATTAGCAAATCCAATATAATCTAGCAATAAACAAATAGCATAACTAAGTGATACATTTGTAACAAGCATTCTTGGTGCTGGCATAGACTCTAAAAAGAAATAAAAATCTCTTAACTCTAAAGATAAACTACCTCCAGTTACATCAGACTGGGGCATGCCTTCTGAGTACAAGGTTTTTATGGGTACGCAATAATCATAGTTTTCTACATTAAGAATTTTTTCATAAAAAGTAAACTTAATATTTTTTCTTAAATAGTCGCTAATAATACTATTTGTGTTAATTGGATTAAACGCTTGCTCTGCATCAAAAATAGAAATAGATCCAGTAGATGCTAAAAGTTGTCCAACTGGCAAAGCGGTGTTTCCAAGATCTGAAAGAGATTTTTTTATGTTGTAACTTATAACTTCATCAGAAACATCAACAACTAGTCTTGGAGACATCTCAATTAAATCAAAGGTTGAATCTTTTTTATTCATTATTTCTGCAACAATTCTAATACCACGAATGTATGCAAACTCCCTGTATCTAGACTCTCCACTTGTTGGATCTACAAAAAGTCCTGGCGATACAAGATCTTTTACAAAATTAGTTTTTGGATTTATGGACTCAGATCCAATTGTCCATCCGTAGGTAGGAGTAAATGTTTCATAGGCCTGACTTGTACTATTCCAGACATGATATGTTCCTATACCGTTGCTTGTTTCTAAAACAAGATAAGCGTAGCCGTTTATTGAAGATTCAGGAAGCAGGGTAGTTGAAGAATACGTCTCTGCAAAAACAAAAGTATCGGCATACTCACTTGGAATTATTAACCCATACTCTAGTTCTACATATCCGTCTGATCCAATTATAGGGCTACCGTCTGACCTTGTAGAGTTTTCATTAAATGAATATGCATCTACCCAATTATTATTTTTTAAATATTGAACTTTCCATCTTTTAGGAGTAGTCTTGTTTAATTCTCCAAAAAAAGGATCTGCATTTACTGAAGAAAAATTAATAAAATCTTGTAAGTCTACATTGCCAATGTTTGTTTGCATTTTAATTACAATTCTATTTGTTGGTACTTGCTCTTTATAGACCACAAACGGCACAGCATCATCAATGTAATAAAAACCATTTAAAATATTTTTTGCAATACCACGTTCTACATTGTTTTCTTTTCTGTAAGAGTTCCAATATTTAAATTCATCATACCTAGAGGACATGTAGTATCTAGGTCTTTGTGCCATAAACACTCCAGAGTTTGAAAGATATTGATTGCTTCTATCAAAAAACAAAGGCTTGTTAATTCCAGACCTTGGTCTAAATGGTTTTAAACAATCTTCTAATGAGTACAATAGTTTTCTTTTTTGCTCTATTGATGTAAATAGTTGTGGAAGGTCTTGATCATCTACCCCACCATTTATAGATATTTCAGAATCTGTAGCATCTGTGTAGTAATCTCCAGCATCTAGTGAGTCAAAAGATGACGGTAGTGTTTGAAATTTAATCTCATCCCCAGTAGGTCTATATCTATAGTTTCCAACATAAAAAATATTATCTGGCATGTTCATGTTCCATTCAGCAAGAACTAAAGATCTTGTTTGAATTGTTGGAGATGTTTCAAAATGAGTTTTTAATTCTTGACTTACAAACAATTTAAACCTCTTCCAGAGATACCGAAATATTCCAAAGGTCGTGATTTGTTCCGCCACGTTTGACAACGCTGTAGTTAAAATCAGAAAAATAAACTTCTACAATTTGATTGTATTTACCTAGGTGTCCAAAAGATGCATCTGTGGTTTCTCCATTAACTGGAAAATTAGTATATTTATCATATGCTAAATACATCCAAAAAGGACCTTGATGATTCTCATACCAATCTAAAACCTCAACTCCTCCTGCTCCACCATCTGCAGTAAACTCCGAACTTGTTCCTTTATTAGGAGATAATCCAGTTGAAGCAAAATCTGCTTTGTCAGAATATGCACGGGATGGCAAATTATTCCAAGATACATTCATGGTAAGTTTATCTGCAATATGATAAGACCTCATCCTACCATTGATAGTTCTTTCTCGTTTTTCAATTCTTTCTGAGTTAAAGGACATGTCTTCTCTGTTGTGATCTGATAATATTAAAAATTGATTAATACCGCCTGTGGTAAGGCTTGAATTAGCCCCTATTTCTTGTCCAGTTGGCACGTAAAGGCCATTACTCAGGGTTCCCGCATTCTCTGACCATAGAATTGATTGTGGTCTTTGATACCTCTTTCTACCCGAAATATACGCTGAGGTTGCCATTATTTTTGCCCCTTAATTCTTTGATTGTCTATTCGTCTAATTTGTGTCATAACGGTCCTTGCAATATCGTCGGGACTTGAGTCAGACTTAACATTAACGTTTAGACTATAATTATACACTGAAGATCCACCGTAAGAGCCGTCATTTATTTTATTGAGATTATTTACCCCAAAAGAATCAACAGCATTTTTACGAACAATAAATTCTCCAGGAGTAAGCATTGTTGGAATTGTGTCGGTACCTTTAGAATAACCACCTGAAGCAAAATATTTTGGAACCATTCCTCCTACAGACATACCAAAAGATCCTTTTAGCATTCCTGCATATTTTGGACCAAGACCCAAAGAGTTTATCTTTTGATCAATAATATATTGTTCGGCTTGTGCTGCGTTAATATATTTTTTACTAATAGTTTCTGCAGACAGTTCACTAACATACTTAGAAATTTCAGTTGCTATATTGCTTACTCCGCTAACAGAGTTTGGGGCTTTAACCGTAGTACCAATATTGTCAAATGTACTTTTTTCAATTTGTTTTGCATTTGCTTGGTTCATTGAATCCCAAATGGCTTTCATTCTTAAAAGAGTGGCTTCAGCAACTAATAAAATATCATTAAAGCCTTTTGCTTTCCAGTTTGCCCCCTCTATAGCAATTGACTGTTGCTCATATGCAAACCTTGCAGCATCAATACCTTTAAGTGTTGCCTTTAAAGAGTCTTCCTGTGCACGTAATGTAACATTTTGAAGTGTGTAATTTTTATCTTGTAGTGCTACAATTGCGGCAACAAGAGGTATTCTTTGTTGTTCAAGAGAATATATTTTTTCTTCAATCTGTACTTTTGTTAAACCGTTGGAATTTGTTAGTTTAGCAATTTCTTTTTCTTTTGCAATTTGTAATAAGTTTGAACTTTTTTCTTTTGCCTTTCTTGCTTCTTCTGCTCTTCGCTCTTGTATTGCTTTTGCTGCAGCAGAGATATCTCCCCTAGTTAAGGCATCGGCAATTGTAATTCTTGATGATTCTCTATTAGCAATATCATCATTAATATCTGATATTGTTTGAAGAGCCTTTTCCTGTGCATCATATTTGTCATTAATTTTTGCAATAGACCTGTCAATTACAGCCAAGTCTTGATTAAATTTATCAATTGGTCTATTAATACTTTCTTCAATAGCCCTTTCTTGTGTTTCAATTAATCTATCATTTGCATCAATAAGATCATTGATTCTATCAATTTCTAATTTAACAGAAGCCCTTGCTTCTCTTTCAAGAAAATCATAATACTTTAAGGTTTCTTCCATTCTATTTTTAAACGCTTGTGCTGGATCAGTTTGAATTAAATAAGCAAGTTGTGCTGTTGTTAAATCTTTATATTTTTTAATTAAATTATTAAGTTCAGTAGGAGTTTTTGCTTGAGCAAGCGCTCTCATTTGTTCTGCATTTGCAATTAACTTTAAACTATCTGCAACACCAACTCCAGCCTTAGTCAATCTCTTAAAACCATCAATTTGTGCATTTAAATCTGCAATTTCTGAATCTGAACTAGCATAAAAAGCACCTAGCGCTGCTTCTTTATATAAGGCCATTGCTTTTTTACCTTCATCGGTAAGTTCTACAATTCCTTTTTTAAGAAGGTCAACATTAAGGTATGTTGCCTGAGTTTTATTATCTAAGCCAGAAACAAAGTCAATAAACCCTGTGTCAGCACCCATAGCGTTGAGTTGTTCTATAACTCCCGAAAATTTTACCACATCCCCACCTGCATCATTAAACACTCTTTTAAGTTCTTTTAATCCACCTTGTGCATCAATGCTTGCATCTCTTGTTAATTTTAGTTGTCTTAAAAGATCATCAAGTGTGGTGTCTCTTGATCCACTACCGCCCTTACCGCCAAGCCCACCTTCTGGAATTGTATTTGGTCCTACAGCAGCACGTTGTGAAACTAATGCGGCTGCTACCGCTGGAGCATTTACTGTGCCATCTTTATTAAAATATTTTGCCTCTAGTGCTGCTCTTTTTCGATCCATATTGTCTGGTGATCCACTTGCTGAAAGTTGACTATTTATTAAATCTTTTGCTTCTTTATCACCAATACTTTTATAAACAGCAATATATTCTTGTATTACGGTTTTCTTTATTTCATTAGTTGAATTTGCATATTTCTCCCAAATAGAAACTAAGCCAGACATATCTAAATTAGGGTCGCTGGTAATTGTTGCTATTTCATTTACAGTCTTTAAGGTTATTGGACTTTTAATTTTTTCTATTGTCTTAAATTGTTTTGCAAGTGTCGCTAATCCATTTGCTCCCTCTTTGTTTACTAAAACTTCAAGGTTTAAGGCATCTCCATCAAAATCTTTTAATTTATTTAATACATTAGTAATGTCTTCAAAATTTTCTTGATCTGTTAAAATATCTAATTTTATTTTAGGTGTTATATCTTTGCCAGTTATAATACTCACAAACGTAGCAAAAACTCCTGGATCTTGTGATGTTAATGTTGTATCTATAATTTTATTAATTTTTGCTTCGGAATCTTTTTCCCCCGCAAATATTTTTACCAAGTCTATTGCTGTTTTTGGACCTAATAGTCCACCCTCTACTGCTGTTGTTATTTTAAGTTCTAGTGATTCATCTTTCAGATCTGACATTGCGTCAAGGAATGTTTGTTTAAATGGATTATCCTTTTGACTTATTTTAATACTATCACGTAAAGTTTTTATATAAGTTTCAGGTCCAATTGATTTAGCATCGGTTCCTGCATTTTTAAGGTTTTGTTTATTTTTTTCTGCAAGAAGTGCATCTTCTGATTTTTGTTTTGTTTTTGCAGCAACAATTTGATTCTCTAATTGTAATTGTTTTGTTTTGTCTGTGGTTGCTGCTTTTTGTTTTTCTAAACCATCAATAATCGCTTGGTTGGTTTGATATTGGGCATCTCTTTGTGCCTGGGTTATTTGTAAATTTCTTGTTGCCGAGACTGCAGCAGCAGCAATTAAATTGTCTCGATTATCCCCGCCATCTATCTTTGCTGCATTTACTATATCTTGAGTATTTTCATTTTGTTGAGTAATAATATTTACTCTTACCTTAAGTGGATCTTTTAATAAGTCTTGCCCGTCTGGACCAACAAGTTCTCTTAATGTACCATTTATTTGTGAAGTTATAGACATATCTCCAAGATTAATACCAATTACTCTTGCTACACTGTTTGCTTGTTCTGCCGACATGACTCCATCAGAAATATAAGTTGAAAGTTGTGTTGCTAATAATTTAGCAGCCTTTGGTCCATCTTTTGCTACAGTATCATTAAATCCTTTAAATATTTGTTTGCCAATATCAGATGCCAAGAAGTTAGTGCCAAATTGATTTCCACCCCGATCATATCCAGTTCTAAATTCATTTACTCTTGCACCAGTTTCTCTTTGTTTTTGTGCAATTTGTGATGCTCCAACCTTGCCAGTTAATTCACCAACCTTTTGCATTTGTTTAGTTCCTGATGTTACAGAGTCAATATACTCTATTTGTTTTTTCCTTGCATCAGCCATTCGTTTATTTAATAAGAAAAATCCTCCAGCAAGTGTGGCTGCTGCTGCAACTGCTATTCCAAGTGGATTAGTAAGCATAGGGGCAATTGTTGCAAGAGCAGAAACACCCATCATTGCAGTGCCAACTCCAGTATTGCCAGTCATAAATCCTGCCATTGCTCCAATACCCGCAATTCCAGCAACAGGACCTGCAACCGATCCAACTCTTTGTGCTCTTTGTGCTCTTGCTTCACGTTTTTGATTTTTTAGGTCTTCTTTTGTTAATGGGGCTGCCTGTGTAGCAAGTTTGTTTTTGTCTTCAACTATTTTTAATTCTTGTTTTAATGCAACAAGTCTTCTTTGCTCTACCTTTTCAATTTGACGTCTTAATGATTTTTGTTCAGAACGGAATTGTTTCTCTATTGCTGAAATAGCCATTCCTGGTGATGTTCTAGCATCAATTTTTGGAGCATCTGATAGCCCTGCAACCTTTGGTGTTGGTCCAAATTTTCCAAATTTACGAACACTTGCTACTTGTGCTGGATTAAGATTTGTAACTCTGTTGTCAAGAGATGGATTTTTAGTTGGCGTTTTGCTACTTCTTGGTTCTGTGTTTTGAGAACTAAATTGAGTAAAGCCTTTATTATTAAGAATTCCTTCTTTGTTTTGCATAACGGCATATGCTTTTTTATTTACAAAATTTGGATTGTTTCCAAGTCTAATAATTGATTGTGAAAGTTCTTTCCAAATTTGTGGAGTTCTTACTGCTGATACACCAAGAATACCTTTTGCCTGATAAATATTTGGAATATTTACCTTACCTGAATTGTGGGCTCTAACCTCAAGATCTGCTATTCTTGCAAGATGTCCTAATTGTTTTGCATTTGTTGGTTGTCTTTCTTGTTGTGCAAAAGCATAACTTTGTTTTAATTTTGAAATATCTCTATCTGTATATCCTAGTTCTTTTAATATTCTAGGATCATTAATAAGTTTTCCAACAGATTTTTTACCAGCACGGTTTAAATATTGACCAATGCCTTCATGATCAGAAATTGTAAGCCCACTTTGCCATTTAGTTTTTGGATCTAATGGTTTAAATATATGGGATTCTGATTTCTTTCCCATAAATTTGTTAATTTCATTTGTTGTCAAACCCTGTTTTCTTAGTTCTTTAGTAAGAGCAAGGTTTTCTCTATCTAAACCAAGTCCAGCAGTTTTTTGATTGTATTTTTGTCTTAATTCTCTTACTTCTCGTGGAGCACCACTTCCTGCTTTTCCAAGTCTACCAATATATCTATTAAGTGTCTCTGGAATAGTTTTTCTCTTAGACATCGTTCCATTTTGGCTAGGTGCTTCTTTAAAGGCATATTTTATTTGACGGTCAAGTTGTTCTTTAGTAAAAGTAGATTGTATAATACCTTTTTTATCACTGTAAATATATTTTCCAGATTTTTCATCATAAGTAATTCTTGAAAGAATTTCTTGGAATCCTTTTCTGTTCTTTTTGTATGCTTGTTGTGCTTCAGTATCTACTCCTAAGTTGCGGCCATACTTTAACTCTATTTCTTTTTGCAATGTTTGATTTGGTGTTCCTGAAGTTTTTCCACTTAGTGCTTGTAAAACAGAAGAGTCTTCTCTATTATATTGTGCTTGTTGTCCTGCTCTTACTCCAGCAACCATGTTTGCACCGCCACCAGTACCTGCTGTTTTTTCTCTTATTCTGTTGATTGCTTCATCTAGGTTGGTGCCTGCGGGTAAGGATCTAAACCTTTCAGCCCCAGTAGTTCCATCACCAAATGCTTGTATTGTTCCATTAACCATTGCATTAATAATTGGTGCATATTTATTGTCTTGTGCAATTTTCTTTGGAATTACCGCTTCGCCTGGCATCAATAAAGCAGGAACAGTATCTTTATTTCCAGTTCCTGGAACTTCGGCTACACCACTTGCAAACTTTTTAGGAGTAAACTTTCCACCTGGCATCATCATACCTGGATTTGCCATAGCAAATCTTGTTGCTGCTACGGTTGCATCAATATAGGCTTGACGTAATAATCTAACTGCCGTTGTTTCTACTGCAAATGATTGCGTTAGACGTGTATGAGCCTGATTTAAAGATGCCGCTACTGTGGCTGCTTCTAGTTGTTCGCTATTTAAATATTGGGTTTGCTGTGCAAGAAGATTACTATTTGTTCCAGCCCTTAAAAATCCAGAGCGCATTGTTATAAATAGTTTTATTATGTTTGCAACACCGTTGGCAAGCAAACCAAAGGTCATCAATAACACTGGTCCAATTACACCAACAAGAGTTGTTGCTACAACAATAAACTTTTTAGTGCCGTCTCCAAGATTATTAAATTTTTCTAAAAATCCTCCAAGGGCTTTTGCAATTGGTGTAACTGCTTTTAAAAATTCTTTACCTATTGGGGCTATTGCAAGTTTAAGTTTTTCTATAGATTCTTTAAAGTCTGTGCCAATTGCATCTTCTAATACGCCTAATTCTCGCTCAGATAATATTGCAAGTTCTTCAATTGAAGCCCCTGCAAGTTCTAATACTCTGGCAGCCTGTGTTCCGTCTTTTGTTACGTTTTGAAATAGTGTTGATAGACGTGAAAATTGAAACTTACCAAACAATTGCTCAATTGCACGAGCACGATTAAGGGGATCTAAAGTGTCTAGGGCTTGGGCAAAATCTATAACTGTTTCTTTAATGTTTCCAGCATTACCCTCAACAATTGCTTTAATATTAATGCCCATGCTAGCAAGCATTTTGCTTGCTTTTTCACTTGGATTAATTAAAGAGGCAAGACCTGACTTAAGGGCGTTTGCACCTTCTGATGCATTAATTCCGCCTTCTTTCATTGCTGTTAAGAAGAAGGCTAAGTCTTCTACTGTACCGCCTAATTGTTTAACAACTGGACCTGCTTTAGGAATAGCCTCTGTTAAGTCTTCAATAGATACTACAGTTTGGTTTTCAACTGCGTTAAGGAAGTTTATTTTGCTTGCTAAATCTTCTGCTGCTATACCAAAAGCATTTGTTACTGATATTGTTGTTTCTAATGCTTGTTCTTGTTCTACCCCACCAAGCACTGCAAGTCGAGTTGCTTGTGCTACTTGGGCTGTAAGGTCTGCTCCTGTTTTACCCATTGCTGCAGCAGATGCTGCCATCTCCATTGTTTTAGCAACCGCAACACCATACTTTGTAAATTCTTCGGCAAGTAATTGTACTTCAGCCAATGCTTTATTTGTTTGATCACTGGTAGTAAACATGTCTCCATAAACACGTTTAAATCTAATGGCTTGTTTTTCAAGATCCATAAATGTTTTAGCAGCGGCGGTACCAAAATAAGCAAGAGGAATTGTAAAACCAACCATAAGTTGGCGTCCTGCCCATTGTGTATTTTTACCAAAATTTAAAAGGTTGGTAGATCCTTGCTTTAATAGTTGATTTAATAGTGCTTGTTTTTGTGCTGCTACCGCTAATTTTGTAGAGTAGTCTTTCATGTTAACTGTATTTGGAGTTATTGAAATTGCTTTCATTGCTCCAGAAGCATCACGACCCATCTTTATATACTGGGTCTGCATTTTCTTAACACGCTCTTCGGCTACTTTGCCAATTGTGTTAAATTCTTGTTTAAATAATCTGCCAAATGTTTTTGTAGATCCGCCTGCATAACGGAAATACTCACGCATAGAGAGTTTATTAGTCTCCAGTGCGTGAGTAAATGATTCTGTTGAGGTTCTTACTAACCCCATTTGTGCACGGAATTTACCCGTTGCATTTATTGAATTTAAAAGATTGGTCTGTAAGCCTTTTTGAGCGGCTGCTGCGGCAGCGCTACTTTTTGCTACAGATGAATGGAAGGTTGCTAATTGACGTTGGAGATTTTTAAGTTCTGCCAGTGCCGCCGACGTATCAATATGTACGCCAATATTAGCATTTACATCAGCCATTCATTTACACCTCTTTTATTATTTAGTTGTTTGCAAGCACTGTATTTAAAAGAGCGTTTGCATCTGCTAACTTAACTCCAGAAGCGGCTTCAATAATTTTATAAACTGTTGGAAGGTCTAAGACCTCTTCTAGTTTACTAATATCTTTAGACAGGTCTGGATTGTACTGCTCCATAGCAATTTGTACGCACTCAATAAGAAGAGTCATTGACTTATCGTTATCTTCTGCTACCCCTGCTACCTGCTCAAACTTTTTCATAAATGGACGAAGCAAAGAAATCTTAAGTGAGCGTACCTTAATTTTTGTGCCGTCCATGAGAACAAGTTCTTCACCCTCGTGTACTGTTGTTGCCATTTGTGTATCCTCCTATATAGGCTATGTCAATTATAGCATAGGGAAGTTATTTTGTTAGATCTTCGTAATCCAAACCCATACCTATACCAAACCCTGCTTTCTGTGCATTAGGTCCTTGTAATGCTAAAATATCGTTGCCGTCAACAGTTTTTCCTTTGCTAAAAACTCTTGCTTTCATATCTTCCCACTCCTTTTGACCTTTATCTTTATTTGATTCTTTGTCTAGGTCCACCCCTTGAATTGCTGCCAAGAATTTTTTTTCTGTATAATCTAATTCTCTAATTACCTCTAAGGTTGCCATTAACTCTGGCATTGATAAGGAAGTTTCTAACTCTTGGTAGTCTTTCCAAATACCGAGCAAAAATACCTCTGCTTCTAGTTTTGCAAGGTCTAGGGTTTCCCAGGTTTGACCACTACCAACTGCTTGATCCTTTACTGGTTCTTCTGACTTTTTGTTAATCTTAATGCCAGCGGCGGCATCTAGTATTTTATAGACAGTGGGCATATCTACACTGTCCTCAACATTCTTAACAGTACCTGAAATTTTAGGATAGTATTGTTTCATACAGATTCTAACACATTCTATTAATATACCAATTGCGTCATCATCATTTTTTGTGTTTTTAATATTATTAAATGTCAACATAAACTCACGAAGATACTTTATTTTTAATGGTATTATTTCTAGTTCTGTCCCATCAAATAAATAGACTATATCACTTTTATATATTGTAGTTGCCATAGAATTCTATTCTATCACAGACACAACAAAAAACCCACCTCCGAAGAAGTGGGTATTTGTTTAATCTGAATTTAGATTATGATTGACCGTATGTGCGATCTACGATTTTACCGTAAGATCCTGATGTATCTTCTGGCAATAAACGGAATGATACTTCAAACATTGAAGCCTCATCACGCTTTGCTGATACAGTTACGTTTTCAATTGACAAAGCACGGTATGCTGTGTAAACTCTTTCAACATCGGCTGCAGTTACTGGGTTTCCAGTTCCTGGGCCAACAGCAACTAATCCACGCTCTACTGGAACTTCTCCAATATCGCCTGCAGAAAGGTTTAATGTTCTTCCTGTAGATGCTGCTTTGTTTCCTGAGATTTTGTCGCTAGTATACGCTAGAGCAAGAAGCAAGTTTTCTAAAGTTGCTTCGGCAAAGGCTGTTGCAAGATTTACTTGCATGCCTTGCTTAAATAGTCTAGCAACGTCAAGAACCTGATCTACCTGGACTTCACCGAAATCTGGTTGGAACTGTAATTCAAGACCGTTCATTGTATAACCTACGTTGTCGTATGCAGCGTCTGCTGTAAGTGTATCTTTAAAAGACTCACTTGCATCAAATGCTTCCAGGGTTGCTGGAGTTAAAGTTGTGTCGCAAACAAAAAGTGCTGCTGCACCAACGATAATGTTGTTCGACGTACCACGGCTATATGGCATGTATTTTACCTCTTTTCATAATAGTAGATATTAAGTTGTATGGCGTTGTTTCCTCGATATAATTATATCACCGTTTTAGGAGTACCTTTGATTTGAGCCTTCTACGCTTACCGTGTGATAGTCATACTCTATGACTAACTTGTTTAGCCCCAAAGTTCTGGCTGAGGCTAACTCTATTATATCTCTACTTTCATCTGCTTGATATACTTTTAAATTGTGAAAAAATACATTTTTAGGGATTACGTTACCATTTTCATCTTCTATATCATTTTCTGCTATCCAAGAGTTTAAAGCCTGCGCTGCAACATCTTCTCGATCAAGACATTCTATTATTACTCTGGTAGTGTCAAATAATTTAGAAAGGTTGGGGCTGTAAATAAAATATATTAATTGTTCTCTTTTATGCTTATAAAATGGGGTAGGTCTAAACCTCATAAGTCTGTCAAATATAATTACGGTAGTATCAGGATTATTTCTAATAAAGGGAATGTCATTATAAATACCCTCTACGCTATCGGGCACTTGGGCAGGAAAAAATGGTTGAAACGGTTCTGGTCCAGTTGGCATTAACTCAAACTCTTTAAGTTCGCTGTTAACAAAGGCATTAACAAAGAGTGGCGGGAATCCAGTTTCTGCTGATACTATTGATACCATAATACTATTCTACACTAATCTTTGCATTAGCAATCCATTTAAAGCCAGTATTGATACCTTTTGATCTGCCCATTCTTGCTCCAGTTTTTATTTCTTTTTTAAATATTATTGGTTTTTTAATGTAATTATATATACCACTAGCACGTAAAAATGATTGTTTAAAATATCTTAAAATAAATTCATCCATAGTTTTTTCAAAAGATCCTTGAGCCTGACTTCCTCCAGGGTTTCTAACTGTTACAGGATTTTTAGTAAAGATGGTTTGACCGCCTTCATTAAAAACAAGAACTGGAGACTTTATTGGTTTAATTACAACTGGAATTCCTTCTTCCATAATTTTAGCCTTATTGTAAAATGGGATATTTGATTCTTTTTTTATACCTCTTGATTGAGTAAATGTTGAATTAATGCTTAACCCTAAGTTACTAACAGTATATGTAATGTTAAATAGTCTTGAACTTGGACTACCCGTTTGATACCACTCATATACATGTTGAAGTGCTGCGGGATTTCCCCTTGCAGAAACATCTACATATCTAGCCATTGCATCTATTGTTCCTGCACCTAAGTTTTTTAAAAAAACAGTTTTACCTTTTTGAGCACCATCTAAAAATCCAAAAGCATATTGGACAATGTTGTTCATCTGTTTGTCAAAACTTTTAGTATTTGTTGTAATTATCATTAGTCTGTTATTGTTTGATTTTCTGTTCTGCGTAATAATATTTTAAAATACTCAATTGATCCAAATGGTCCAGTAAAAGGGTCTACAGTTGCTACCTCATAGATTGTTCCACGTCCAGACCTTGAGCCTCCTGTTTCTCTATAAATGAGTTGGTCGTTGGCATTACGGATATTTGTAATTAAAATATTGTTAATTGCATTTTCTGTTTCAGTTGAAGACATTCTAGGATCTGCTTTTACTCTTGCTATTAGTTTGTTTTCATGTTGTAAAAATGCTTCTGGTTTAATTTGTTCAGTACCCGCTCCTCCTATAGAGGTAGCATTGCATATAATTGTTCTATCATAAAACCAGGTTCTACTTGCTTGTCCGTATTGTGTTTGGTTTATTACTGGATAATATAGGTCAGCCTTCATTGGATAAAGAAAGTCTGTTGTTGTACAGTCTTCCATTATAATACTCCTGGACGGATGATATTCTCTTTATATTTTTCTAAAATTTTATCTACTAGGATGTTTCCAGTACCATCAATTAAACGTTTATCGTATTGAATTTTAAATTGATCGGTGCTATAGTTTTTAATATATCTCTTATAGTAATCTAATTTTCCACACTTAATGTCATCAATTAACATTAATGTTGCATCTTGGATGTCATAAGGAACAACCTTATACCCAGTTTCTAGCAACATAATATAATCTGCTCCTTCTGGAAATGCAACTCCAGGAACAACAGTTTGGGTGTGTCCACTATCTTCTGTATCAAACATGCTAATAGAATCTGAGTATCCTAGTGGAATACGTGCATATCTTCGTTCTGCCCGATTAATAGAGTCAATTTCTTCTAATGGATCTTTAGTAATTGCTGTTTTATCTTTAGTAATTAAAAAAGTATAGTCCAACAGTTCTGGTCCGTCTGCGTTGTTTATATCATAAACTAGTTGTGCATTTTCATATACCTTTAAAATTTTGTGAGTTTTTTTCCAAAGTGGTAAATAATCATTTCCTTGTCCAACAACTTCTAAGTATGTTCTATCATAATAAAATCCACCGACAGCAGCATCAATAATTGCTCTTGCTAAATTTTCATAACCTGTATAAAGTGCTATGTCAGTTGCTGTACCAGATGTAGCCAAAGATGTTGGATCTACGTATGGTCTCATAATTTCTAGATTATCTTGTACTACAACATCACCACGTACAATGTTTGCTCCAGAGGATCCGCCATCTTCATAAATTGTTAAAGCATATGATTTATCGTATTTAACAAAGTCATCATCTAAAGAATAAGTTATTTTTTTAGTAGCATTAGACTCAATGGTCTCTTCAATTTCTGTTAATTCTGCAACGTTTTCAATAACAATAATATAGTCAGCATTAGCATCTGGAACTGTGTAAGTAACAGAAAGTGGGTATGGGGGAAGACGTAATATCTGCATTTTTATTTACCGTAGTATGCGGCTACCTCTTCAGGTGGTGCAACTCTTACCAACCTGTGGGTTAGCCACTTTTCCGATGCCTCCTTTGAGACTATGTTGTATCCTACCTTAAGAGCACCTAGGTTATCCATGTGTAGGTTTCTTTCTGAGTATAACGCTATTTTATTTATCATACTTTTCGCTTTATCTGCTTCTTGCACTTGCTCTTCTGTTTTTTCTGGTGGAATCCAACTAGCCAAAATTTCTAAAATTTCAAGTTTAGTGTTTGCTTCAAATAATTCTATTTTATTTTTCTTTGCATATGCTTTAAGTGCCATTACAGTTTTAGTAGATAATTCTTCTATTGTTAAATTCATAATTCTCCTATGCTTATTTGTAATTATACCAGAATAAGAATAAGGCGGGTAGTTTTTACGCTACCCGCCCTAATATTTGATCTTTTAGATCTTAGGAATCAGCGCTATCTGAGTCAACATAAGCGACTGCATCTAGTTCTTCCCATTGGATACCAAAGCGTACAAATACTGTGTACTCAATTGTATCTTTCTTTGGCTTGTATTCACGGTTTACAGTGATGTCTCTTTGGAAACCCCATACACGGTTCTGAGGGAATGTTAAATCAACATAACCTGCAGGGTAGTAAGGAACTTCTAGAACATCTACACCAAGTACACGAGTTGTACGTGTATTACCTAGTGTTTGTGCTGTGCCATCAAGATAATCTTGACGATTTGCTTGAGTGCTACCAGTGCGATCTGAGAACGCTGATGAAATAGCATCTGCTAGTGTACCGTTGTTGCGAACAATACCAGCAAAAGCATCAGTACCTGCATAGAACTTAAGATTGCTCTTAAGTGCACGGTACTTACGAGGCATTGCTAATAGCAAGCCTTGCATTACTGATGTGGTGTAGTTGTTGTCTGCAACTGTTGCAGCATATTCGTGAGCAGCATTTCCTGCTGTCAAACGAGTTTGCTTAACAAAGCCAGGCATGATGGAAAGGAAGGCATCTGCGCCTGTTCCTAGACCATTAATTGCAAGGTCTTCAATATCGTTAGCGAATGCATTGGTCATTAAGCGAACTAAATGATCTTCAAGTGCTCCACCTTCAATATTGTCTTCTAGTGCTTCAGTTGATACTTCCCAATCAAGACGAATCTTTTTGGTAGTTAATTCAACCTTTGAGAATGTTGCACCAATGTTTGTGTAATCTGGTGCGCCTTGTGCGGCTGCACGGATAACACGCTCTCCAACGTTGACCTTTTCGATCTCCATTGTATTGGCACGCATTGTAACTCTACGACCATCTTTAGCGAGAACTGTTGCATCCCACACATAGTCGATGAAGCGACGTGCTTGTTCTGGTGCTAGAATACCACCTGCGACGCCTGTTGGGTTTACTGCATTGTCTCCAGATGTTGATCCGAATGCTGCAGTTGCAGTGTTACCAAGTTGTGATCCTACAGACGCTGCTGCAGAGTTTAAACCAGTAGCACTACCTACGCCACCAGATACGAATCCGCCTTGAGAGTTAATCTCATTGCCTGCTCCGCCTGATCCTGGGTAGTTCTTTTCTAGGTCTTTATTTTGTTCCGACATTATTTTCACCTCCTAGTGATTTTTTACTTTAGTTAAATAGGTCGGTTGATGTGAGGAAACGACCGCCCCATAGGGATTTCTGAACTTTTGACGGTTCAAACTGCACGATCTCGCCTAGATCGCCAGACTTGCGGAAAGCGGTGTCTTGTTCTACAAGATCTACTCGCTTACCAAACTCATTAAAAACTCCCTTTACATTTTTTACTTCATCAGATACGGTCTTAACCTCACCTGATACGGTGTCAAGAGACTTACTCAATGCAACAATTTGCTCGTGAAGAGACTTAACGGTTGTTGCTAAATCGCCAAAGGCATTTGTAAGAGAATTTTTGATTTCTGTAACTGCCTCAACAATTACTTCATCAGACTTTGCTACAACAGTTTCAGTTGCAACAACTTCTCCCTCTTCTGTTTTTTCAACAGAAGAATCTGCACTACCATCGCTAGATTTAGCAAGAGCAAGTTCTTCAACTGCTGGTGCCTCCTCAGCAACTGCAACAGTTTCTTCAACTGCTACTGGCTGTGCCTCTGGAGCGACCTGTACTTCTTCAACTGCAGTGTCAACCACTGCTTCTGTTGTTTCAGTCATAGGACTAACCTCCTTTGTAATCTTAATTGTACTAATGCCTTTAGCACTATCAACTAAGAACTTTATTGTTTCTGTATTATTCTTGTCTCCCTTTTCAATAAAGCCAATGTTTTGCATTGCCTTTCCTGATGTAGGGCTTGTTTCGTTTTCAGACTCTGATACCATAACAATTCCAGTTTCTGAATCCCAAAACACATTTTCAATTTCTGCCTTTGAAAGATATCCACCAACAACATTTTTACCATCTACTTTTTCAATAGATACAATGTTTGCAAATTGGTTTGCAGGATTATCAACCAACGACAACTCAAATAAATCATATTCTTTAATTACACGTATAGTTTTGCTTAGTTCTTCGTTGTATGCATCGTCCCAATTTTTAATGTTACCGCCAATAGAAAAACCTTTGTATGTTCCGTCTAAAACCTTTTCCCATGCATCTTGTGCACCTTTTGAAACATATGCTGAAACGTATACTCCACTATAAAACTTCTTAACTGATGGATCAAAATAACGATCTTCTTTAAATGATACAATTTTTCCAACTGCGGATGGTTGGTGCATCTCACGCAAGTTTCCTCTAAAATTTTTGAATGCTTCAACGCTTGACTCTGTTGTTACGATGTCGCCTTGCTTATCAATATTATCTAAAGTAGCAAAACCAGAAACCATACGACGCTCTATGTCTATTTTACCAATAGGCATTGATAGGCGAACGCTGTCGCCAGTAGTTTCCCAATGAGCCTTATTTATTAACATATCGTTATCCATTATACCAAATATTATTACACTTATCTCAATTATTGAGATGAGCGACCTTCACCCTGTGCATTACGACCAGAGATGGTTGTAGTAGAGTCAGAATTGTTATTTGTTCGTTCTGCATCTCTTTGACGATTCCCTGCCAAATTAGCCCTTGTGTCAGTTGCCTGTCTTGCAGACATAACAAATGGCTCATCTCCATCGGCTCTTTGTGGAAGATCTAACTTTTCACGAGCCTCGTTTGGAGTCATAACCTGTGTTTTTACATAGCGCTCAATAATTTGAGATTGAGCAATCTCATCTGTAAGGGTTAGTTCGTTAAATTTAAGTTCAAGAATATCTGTCTTTTCACGAACAATCTTATTAACAACCTTTTCAAGATGCTTTTGTGCTGGACGAGATACCTGCTCTTTAAAGGTACGATCCTGTGATAAGGCTGCTGCAATTCCAGAATCTGCCCCACCAAGTTTAGAAATTGGAACTTGATGTGCAATTAGAATATCATCACGATTTTGCTTGCGATACTCTTTAAATGACCCCTCTTGTATACCATTCTCAATTGGCTCCATTTTAAACTCAACCTTGTTACTTTCGGTATCTCCAGGAAGTGGGATATAAAGAGTTCTATGTGATTGAGATTTCAGGCCTGTTTGTAAAAATCTAAACATCTTATCTTCACCATCAGATGATAATTTTGCACCCTTTAAGGTTACGATGTATCTAGGAACTGCCTTGTTTTCAAAATAGTCAATGTTGTATTGTGAGGCTAATTGATCACCAATAAGTGATGGCATAGCAGCAACAATGTCTGGAATACCATAAAATGTATTTAATGGAGAGTATTCTTTATAGTGAATAATCTCATTTGGACGTGCATCATTAGTCATTGGGTTTGGATTTTTAGCACCAAAGTTTCTAAAATAAACTACTGAGTTTCCAATAATCTGAACAAAGCCATCATGTAAACGACGAACACGAACAGTGGTTGCAGGTATATGACCAACGTAGCCAATTTCACCAGTTACAGTTCTACCAATTTCAATAAACCCATTACCAGTTGCCTGAACATCTGTATAAAATTTTTCCATAGTCTTAGTAAATGAATCATCATCGTTAAGGTTTTCTAGCCAATCCTTTAACTCAAGTTTCATTCTTTCAATTCTGTTACGAGCACGATCAACTGCTGCCTGATCTTCACTCATTTCAAACCTAAGCATTGTTCTATCTGCAATATCAAAACGATATCCAAGACCAACTACGTTTTCTACCTTAGCATCAATAGCAGCATGATTAGCAAATGATGTGTCATAGAAGTTGGCTAACTCATACATGTTATATGGAGGAGTAATTACGTCAAATAGTCCGTAACCATTTCTATATACCGTGCCAGGATTAATAGCCTTTGATCCTGCATCTACTCCAGATGGTGTAGAGTTAGCAGAATCTAAATATTCATTTGTTGCATAGGTCATTGCCTTTGTAACATTCCTTGCGGTTTTCCTACGGAAATTTTGTTCTAATCCTGTAAAATCTTTTAATGCATCCCAAGTTTTATTAAATGGATCTTGTTGTGAAAATGGATTGCCATCTTTTTCTTGTGTGTTTAATCCAACTCTTACGAATTCTTCACTCATTGCTACCATACTTATCATAGGTTTGTCGTGCTGCTACCCAAGCACCATGATCATTCATGGAAGGAATTAAGCCATTCTTCATTCTATCTAGTTGTTCAGAATGCTCTTCCTCGCTAATTCTTGTAAGTCCAGGAACAAATACTGCACTTCCTTCACCGTCATCACCGTAATGAATGGCAACTTTTTTTAATTCTGAAATTTTTGTAATATCACCACGTTCTGCTGGTATGTTTAATATGCTGCCAGAGCCATCTGTAAACCATGAACCATCTGACTTTTTGTACACGTAAAGACCCCAATTGTAGTCTTTTTCTATTACTTTGCGTCGGACATTACCAACTTTTTTAAGAATATCGTTATTCATAACCATCAGTATAGCATATTATAGGGCTGAAGCGACAGTCGTTGACCAAGTTACATCTTGATATATTTGCATTTTGTCTGAGTCTACACTTAAACCACTTTCATCATCAAATATTATTTTATTAGTGCCTAGGTATGCTCGATAGATGTCTCCTGGACTTACTCCATACAGGTTTGATGACCCTATGACCAATGTTTCATACCAAGTCTTATTTGTTTGCCAATAAGACCATGTAAAGTTAATGGCATCCTCTGTTTTTACCCTAAGCCAAGGTCTTGTAACTGTTCCCTGAATTTGTTGTAAATTATTTGCTTGATAGTATGCCACATTATTAAACAGCACGGGACCATTAATATTAATTGATCCTAAAAATTCATCAAAATTAAGTGCGGTAGAAAAAAATATTCCAAGGACTCCCCACTCTTTAGAAGTAAAGACTGGCTCTCTAACTTCTAAACCATTCCAATAATATTGAAAATCATCAACTATTTGACCAGTTGAAAGACTTTTTGCAAAAACTCTTGCTCTTGATCCAGTGTCACTATCTGCTACTATGTAAAATTTAAAGGTATCTTCCTTGTAAATAATCTCAAACAATTCTGTTGGAACTGGTGGAAATTCATCTTCTGAATATCTAAGCCAAAGTTGTACTGCACTAACAAGATAATCTGAAGACAATGCCTGATTTATTGGTAAAGAAATACCACGATCTTCTAAAGAAAGAATATCTCCACGAACTTGAATTCCAGAGTCTTTTGTTAAATAAAGATATGGCGTAGTGCCTTTATAAATAGTAAAAGGATTTTTAGATTTATAGTCATAATAGATTCCTGAACGCTTGTAAGGAAATAAGTCAACCCCAAATCTTGTTCCAACAGGATTAAACGAGTTATCATTAAATGCTTGAGAAGCAAGTTGAAGTCTATTTAATAGAATTGGTTTATGTAATATTCCTCGTACTTTAAATTCTAAATGATAAACAATTGCTAGATCATTAAAATCTACAGTTTTACTTGGATAAACTATTGCATTATTTACAACTTCAAACTTTGTTGTTTCCCAATTTTCATATTCATTTACATCAATAATGGAGTCACGTAAAACTGGTTGAGTAATGGTAAAATCACTATCTAATAAGTTAGCACCATCTTCAATATATTGAAAAGTTAAATAACATCTAACTGCAGAGTCTGTGGTGTCATATTCATAAGTTTTTACAGCCTCTTGATTGGCATCTTCGTAATTATTCCATCCAGTTAGCAGTTGATTGTCAAACTGATAGTATGTTTGTTGAGTTGGTTGAAAATAATTTTGATATAAATCTGCGTAAGTCCAGGCTGAAACAGTTTCATTTTCTATTAAAGATGTTGGTGACGGAACGCCTACGTTAAACTGTAAAAAATCTAAATCATAAAATTGATTGCCAACGTCATTGGTTACAAACTGAGCAAAATAAGAAAGCGGGAGATAGTCTTGCCAAGATCCAGAGACGCCTATATCTAAAAAGTAAGAATCATAATTTTCTATAGGTAGTAGAGTGTAACTTGATAAATGATTGAATAATGCAATAGCATTCTCTTCTTCTGTGATACCAGAAACAGACATGTCGTCAAAAATTGCTATACCTTCAGAATTAAAATAATCAGATATAAGGGTTGTATTTTTTGTTGTAGCAAATCCAACAGAATACATTTTTCCTAAAAAGGTTTTGCTTAAAGAACCATCTCCACCTATATAAACTTTAAGTGAATTTCGACTACCAAAAAACGTAGAGACATTTCCGCCAAAAGTTTCTATTAATAACTCTATATTAATACCTGCAGAAAATAGTTGATGGGATTCAATAACTTCAGATGTATAGATTACTTGATTGACACCGTTATAGTATAGGTTATAGGTAATTACATTTTGATTTTGCTGAATTGAAAAATAATTATTGTTTAAAGAATTATAAATTTTAAATAAAGTTTGATTAGAGTTAAGGTTGTGATTACTAAATACACCGTAAAAACAATCGACCTTAGTATTTAGAATATTAAAATTATCAAAGTTAAGGTAGCAAGTTTTTGTATTCCAAGAACTATTAGGCCTAAAGGTTATAAAGGTTTCATCATCAATTGGTCCAGAAACACTATTTTGAATTGATTTATTATCTTCATACAGTTCGGTTAAAGTTTTATCTGATAAAAAAATTTCTGGAAGTTCGTATTCAGGAGTTCTTAAAACTTTTGCTGTTGTTGTTAAATTATCAAAAGACCCTTGTTGCCATTCAGCAAAATCTGGATAACTGTAGTTGGCGGTGTAATCTGCAAAAGAATAATCAATAAATGCAGATGTTCCTCCGTAAGAAGAGTTAATACCCTCTGGAGAAATAACTCCTTGTCCATAAACCCATCTTCTTTTTGCTACATTTATAGGAACCTGATAAGAATAAATAGCAACACAATCTATATCAATTGGAGTAATATCATCATATGCATAAAATCCTAGCCAGTCCTGGTTTTTATTTGATTGATTATACTCTTCTGGTAGTTCAAGATTATCTGTTTCAATTGTTAAAGATATAATTTCTTCTCCATTTAAAATTAAACTTGCAGCATTCCTAATTAATCTAATCTGAATAAGCATTGGTCTAAACCACTCTCCAACAAAATGAGATGAAAAGTTTTTACCTATTACTAATGTTAGAAACCCGTTATCAACATAAACCCCATCTTCTGATGCTATTGGACCAAATATTTTTTTAGATGTAGGAGAGTCTGAGTTTATTCTTGCCCAAAACTCTACGGTATAGTCTTTATATTGACCAACTTTATTTAAAAAACCTTTTCCTGGAACAATTAAAGATGGTTCTCCGCTAGGATTTGCTCTAAGAGTTGTTATATTTGATGCTCCATAAACAAGAGGTATGCTTGTATTTTTTGCAAAAAGACTATTGTCTGAAACTATATGATAGGCATTTTCTCCAGACACTCCGTAGGCTGGTGAAGGAATTACTTGATCTGAAGTTAATGCTATTGTTGCTGGCATTGATATTGGGACAACCCCAAGTGATTGATAGTTAAATTCTTCAGACCATTGACCAACACTAATTCCATTTATATAGTACAAGTAGTCAGAAGATGTTGCTCCACCAGTTTCAGAAGTTATTTTTATTACAACCCTAAGTGTTGTATTCTCACTGACTATTTCTGAAGTTTGTGAAACGAAAACCCAAGAATTTTCTGTAAGATTTTCATAAGTTTTTAATTTTTGAACTACACTTGCTGTTGTTGTGTCTGTGTATTCAAACCCAATAGATATAGAGTTTATGTGTACGCTGTCAACGTATATGTGAGCACCTACACAAAATGTACCAAGATCTGTATTTAAGTCTGAAAAGTTTACTAACTCTGGGCTGATGCAAACAATATCTGCAGTTGCTCCTGCAGGGACAGTTCCTAATAATTTATTTACTTCTACTGTAGAAAATGGTGCGTCTACATCTGATGTTTCTAAAGAGGCGGTTGCCCCACTTACCGTCCAAAAATTTTGAATATCTTGATAATCTAAATCAAATAAACTTATATAGTCAACAGTTTGATCCAAAGCCCATAGCGCCAGAGGATGCTCAGAAAATATCTTTTCTGCATATAAGTTAGACGGGTTGGCCATAGTTCTCCTATCCCCTTATTATAGCAGGATGAAGGCTAGTATAATTTAATTTCGCAAGCGTCTGTTGAGCAATACTTTTCAGACTCTGCGTCAAGATTATCCTTGCCATCATAGATAGCCGACCAATCAATTTTACCAATTTTGCCAACGTAAGAATTATATTCTTCTCTTGTAATATTTGTATATGGTTGTTGAGGATAAGTTTTATTACCCATCGGCAGAAATGAAACTGCTTTTAATTGACCTTCATACATGTGTAATGCTGGAGCAATATGCTTAGTCTCAGATTCCTTGTCAAATGATAAAGTTACAGATACTCCATTATCAGACCAATACTTTTGAGCAGTAGCAGCCAAACCAATCTTTTCAAAAAGACTTACATCTTTTTCAGAACGAGGATGTCCAGATGCTACTGGGAAATATACTACTGAAGTGTTTGCTGATACTACGTCATCTTCAATTTTATACCCTGCCGCTTTAAATAAATGCATCATTGGATCTGTATTACCAAACCTTATAGCACGAAGATAGAATTCTCCTCCTGGACCCCAATGAACTCCTGGTGTTGCACCAGATAATAGTGAAACAGATCCTGAAGGTTTGACGGTAGTTACACGAATTGACTCACGTACACATAACCATTCTGAATAGGTATGATCGTATGAACGAATCTTTTGATACCCTTCATCCATCCATTGACGCATTGTTGGCATACCTTTAGTATCTGCAAAAGATGCAATACCAGTAAGAGATGTTCCAATACGACGATTACGTTGCATGATTCCATTTGTGGTTTGCCAATGTGTTGGCATAAGCGTTACAGTTTTACCATATAGGTAGGCAAACTTTAATGTACGAAGAAAGTCTTCTTTATCATCATGTCTATTTAAGTGAACTTCTACAAGAGTGCATAATTCATAACTCTCTAATGGCTGTTCAGCGCAAGGGTTAAATCCCATAACACGAGAATCTTTGTAGTCTGCAGCATCTGCTAACCTTCCATAATCTCTAGCAACATCTAACCAAATAAATCCTGGCTCTCCATTATTTGAAATTAAATCAACATAATCTTCATACTTTGTTCCTACTTCTGCAGAGATTGAGTTGTTTGACATCCATGCCCATCCTGGTTTTGCTGGATCAAATGAATTACGATCTGGAAAAACCTCTGGATTCTTAAGATTAATAAAATCATCATCTCCTGATAACCCTAAAGCCAAGGTAGCAGAACGACGAACATTCCCAGAAACAACACATGTACCAATAAGATTTACAATGTCTACTATTGCACGAGAGTCAAGTTTTTCTCCTGATCTACCGCCAATTACTCTATCTATCTTGTCATGTAGTGCAATGAGTGGTGCTGGACCGCTAGCGACCCCTCCAAAGCCTTTTATAGGGGCACCTAGAGGACGGATAAGGTCATAGTTAAACTTCTGTATAGCCTGATTAGGGCGTAGGTATGAGTTTAAGAGCATTCTTACAGAATCTACCCAGCCCTCACGAGTATCTGGAATATCCCACACATTTTCTGGTTCTGTTGGGGCATAAATAGACATTTCTTTGTCTTGACCAACGGTATCAAAACCAACTCCTATACCAAGCATTAGTGCATCCATAACCCAAGCAAATAATGCTCCTGGATCATTACGATCAATATCACGAGTAGAAACCATTGCACAGTTTTGAAGCGAAGCAGAGTTACGTTTTTCCATAGTCATTGGAGTTCCAAATGCCCAAAGACCTCTACCTGGTGGAGTCCACTTTAAATTAAACATACGCTCATATGCTTCTTGAGCAGACTTTTGAGCCTTATTATCATTCCAAGGCAGACGATTGTCTTTAGCGTGATTCTTTTGTACTGAATACATTCCTTCAATTACCCGCTTACAAACCTCATGCCATCTTTCTTTTGTACCGTCTTCTTTCATACGAGAATAAGTGCGTATAAAAGTAATCTCACCTAAAGAGTTTGATCCAGCATCTGAAAAGCCAAATGGGGCTGGTACGTTAGTATATTTATTTACAAACTCATCTGACAAACGAAAAGAAAAGATATCTGACATTTATGTTCCAACTTTCTATTAAATATTATAGGCACTTTGTAAAATCCAAAGTAGTGTTAAGTATATCATAGAATTAAAAAGAAAAACACGCTTGTTTAGGGCGTGTTAATCTCTAGTTAAGAGTTAGTGCTTTGTATTTTATAAAGTACTATGCACCAATCAACATGAATTCGCTAAATGCTGCACCTTGTGATGGTGTTGACCATGATAGGGTTGCAGATCCATTTGTTGACAAAACTTGATTAGCAGTTCCGTCTGCTGATGGAAGTGTCCAAATTTTATTTGTAGTAACAGTACCTGGAGACTTAAATCCAACATAATGAGTTGAGTCTGTATCTGCTAATCTAAGTTCTGCTGTAGCATTAAGAGTAAGTGCTGTTGTTGCTACTGCGCTAGAAAGTGTTTTGTTTGTAAGTGTTTCACTACCCGCTAAAGACGCAAGGTCAGCATCACTAACTGCAGTATTTAACTGAGCAAGAGTTGATGTAACAGTGTTTGAACCAAGTGAGATTGTCTTGTTTGTTAAAGTTTCTGTGCCAGCAAGAGAGGCTACATCAGCATCACTAACTGCAGTATTTAACTGAGCAAGAGTTGATGTAATTGTGTTTGTAGCAAGAGAAATTGATTTGTTAGTAAATGTGTCTGTTGATGATGCTGATAACAAAGTAGAGTAGTTTGTTCCATCATTTGTAAAATCCCACACATCGCTGGATTCATTCCATCGAATTTGTACATTTGCAGAATCTCCACGCATAATTCTTAGACCTGCATTTTCTGTTGGAGTTCCAGTAGTAAAATTGCTGTTTAAATCAATAATGTTATCAGCCAAACTAATAGTTTCAGTGTTAACAGTTGTGCTTGTTCCGCTTACTGTTAAGTTTCCACCGATTACAAGGTTTCCGCTTACTTCTGCGTTATCATTAAGATAAACTTTTCCTGTTCCATTTGCAGTTATAGATAAATCTGTATTTGTTGTTTTGCTGCTAATTGTGTCGGTATTAATTGCACCGCCAAATGTAACTGCATTACCATCAGCACTTGATATATTAGAGCCTGCTTCCATAGAAAGTGCACCTTTTATGCTTACAACACCACTTCCTGTTGGATCTAGTTCAAGATTACCACTTCCGCTTGTTCTTAATGCTAAGTTTTCATTAGCATCGGCAGTAATAATAACGTCACCTGAGACAGTTTGAAGAACTTTTTGTCCGTTAACATATAAAGATCCTGGACCAACATATATATCTCTAAAC